GTTCACGTCAATCCTAGAAAATCACACAAAATTCCTAGAATTTGAAGATACACGCATATATGAAATTGTTGAGATGTACTCAACAGTCGAAAAACAGATACTGCTTCAGGATACTTCTACACTTTCAAAGCAAAAACTGGGTGATCTAATTCACGACTATAACTCTCTTATGCGGAGAGCAAGAGACATATTATACTCAAGGTATTTAGATAACTTGGGGTAAAATGCTGTTAAAGCATTACTGTAGTCGTTCTACACTTCCAATGAAAGGGTGGAAACGGAGTATGTGCTCCGGAAACACCTACCGGATTCATCTCTGAGTCGTATTCGATCTGATCGTCTTTGATCCATGGTGCGAGAGCTTTGATATAGCCTCTGGCATCATCCAGGCTGTTCGACTTGGTGTCCAGAGCCATGAGATTATCCATCACTTCAAGTGCCTCGTTAAGGGGATAGACTCTGTCCTGTGCAGCCAAAGCCCGGCAGATGTCACTGGTGCGGTCATCCAGGATCACCACGAGCTTGTAGTATCTCGCTTTGGCTTTCTTATAGCCCTGCAGTCTTCCAAACTCACGTATTCTCAGTGCAGTGTGCTCTGCCAGTCCCTGCCAATAATTAGATGAGTGATTGGCGAGGTCATTGAACTGATCTTTGAGGGTATCCGCAAGCATCTCTTTTGTATATCCCTGCTCAATAGCTTTGGAGAGTGTGTCTGCAAAGTTCTGCCGGACATCAGCTTCAAAGTGATTCCCGATCCAGAACAACTGCTGCCTCTGGATGGTGGAAGAGAGGTGCTGATCTTCGATACCCCAGAGTCCGATGCTGATCTTGGTGGGGGCTTGTACTTGGGTGTCCTTGAGTCCGAGCCGCACACAGCGGTCTATTATCGCCTTGGTGGGCTCATTAACCAGTGCTGCGAAGTCATCTCCCAACTGATTGTTGATGATGCCCATAAGCTTATCTATGGAGTCCTTGTTGATTTTCTCGGCTCTCGGCATGTCACTCAGCATCTGGATGGCAAGTCTTGCTGCATCCTTGATCTCGGTTTTCCAGGCATTATTGAGGACCCTATAGTACTCCAACATAAGCTTATCGTAGTAGTTCATCAGAAGCTGAACCTTCGGACTTTCACTCTATTTCTGCCGATATCGTATTCGGAGAAGCGCTCCAAACATCCTGCCAATGCATCACAGCCATCGATATAGCCGTCAGGATAGGTGAGGAACTGACTTATTAGAGTGGGAGTGTCCTGTCCGTCCGGGAAGAGTATCTTGGCAGTCTCGATACTGGTCTCAGTGCGTTCTATACGTAGGTTCTTGTTATCCTTGTTATCGATCCGTTTTATTCTGTGCGATATCGGTGGCAGATGATTATCATTAGCCCACCTGTCGAAGTCGGCAAGGATACGTGCCTGACCGTAGGTAGTTTCGCAGGCTGCTCTGGATTTTACTCTGTAGATTCTATCCAATTCCTGATAGGCATCATAGTAGTATCTGAAGAACTTGGTATTCTCGGTCTGACGTATCCAGACGTGGATCACATAGAAGCGATTACCGTCATAGCCAATGGAGATCACAGCCTTGAAGCAGCCTTTCTCTCCCCAAGCAGGATCGGCATAGAGCCAGACTCGCTTCATCTGGGATGGTTCTGGTAATGTCCTATACTTGGTGAACCAGTGGTTCTTGAAGATGTTCCCTTCGATTACCGGCTGTCCAAGCATCTCCCTCTGATATCCAGTCATGCCGAACTTGGCACGCAGGTTGGGCAGAGTGGCAGTGGGGTATTGAGCTTCCCAAGTGGATGTCCCATCAGGATTCTCCAACGAGAAGCGCAGGATTGCTTTCTGGTGCGTTTTAAGTGCGATCTGGCATCCTAAATCCAAATCTGGATTATCAGCCCGTATTTCGCCTAATATGAGCTCCTGAAACTAGCAGATGGCATAGTTAGGGTGTACCAGGTTACCGAGCCAGATGATCTTGCCACTGCCTTCCGGAGATAATGCTCCAGCAAGCTCCTGGGAGAGCTTCTCCATGCGTCTCTTACCGATGGACTGGTTGCCCATGTTCTCTTCTTTATCGATATCATCACAGACAATCAGTCCTGGTCGCTTGGCAGTCTTGGGATTGATCGTTCCACGATGAGACTGCTTGATACTCCTAGCTCTGATCCTGGCCTTGTTCTTGAGATAGAAATCCAGATCAAAGCTATCCATAGGCTGCAGCTCTGGATAGTCGATTGTGAGCCGTTTATTGTTCTGCAGCTCGTGTAAGGTAAACGCAGTCCGTTCCTGTGCCAGATCTATGTCTGCTGCAGTATGGATCACGTAGCGTTCACCTTTGATGATTCTCCAGATCGGATAAACCACTCCCATAAGTACCGTTTTGCCCAGCCCACGAAAACCTGTGACTCCGATGATGCCTGAGCCCTTATCAGTCTCATCGAACATGGTTTCATGTGCTGGGCAAAAAGGTAGTGGGAATACATGCGGGAAATAGGTATGACAGAAGAACGAGAAGGCATCCCAACCCTCTGATGTTGTCCTCCTGATCCTCTCTGCTTTGGCTTCGGGATTATCGTCTATAAAAGGCAAGACGGAGATCGTTTTGGATGCGATCTCCGTCAGAGCCTTGTTATGCCGTTGGATGAACTTCTTAGGCATAACCGGGTAACCCCCCGACGCCCAGGGGGACGGACGTCGGGGACCCGGAGGTCGGAGGACTGACCATGTCGGGCTGTTGGCTTGGAAGGTATGTAGGGTCTGTAGGCTTAGGCTTGGGAGGCCTTAGGTAGGATGCAGGAAGGCTAACCATTTCTAACTCTCAGATAATCTGCCAGATCGTGCAGAATGCTTTGGAACTGCTTGAGCAAGGTCTCATGCCCTTTCTCGATCATGAAGTCGGTCACCTGATCTAGGAACTTGACGATATAATCGTTCAGTTCTTTGGAGGGCTGCCGATCCTTCTGATCCTGCTTCATCATGCTCACCAGGCTTTGGATGGCAGTATCGGCAGGATTCTTGGCATACTCCCTGAGTGCTTGAATGAGTGCCTTCTTGCGGGCAATGGCAATCTCGTGGTCGAGTTGGTTCTCCTCTTTGAAGAGCTCGTCCCACTTACCGCTCTTGATCCACTTACGGACAGTGATGTCGGAGACTCCGAAGATCACCGCCAGTTCCAGCGGATCGGTCTTGCCGTTCAGATAGGCTTCTTTGCAGTTATCCCGCTTGATGCGGAACTCACGGCTGTTACTCATACTCAGGGCGTACCTTGTGCTTCAGTAGATAGATGTTGAGGTCTTTACCGGAACAGCGTAGCTGTCCGTTTTCTTTAGTACGGAAAGCAGGCAGAGGATCACCGATGTCACGTATCCAGCGGTAGACGCTGGAGCGGTCGACCTTGAGGATATCGGCTATCTCATCGGTGCGGTAGGTGCGGTCATCATTGAAGATACTCATCAGTTCCTCTGCGGTGTTGGTATTCATAGGTGCCATTATTCATTCTCCAGTGTTCTTATCAAATTGAGATGCGTTACGCTGCCACTGTTTCTTAAAGGGCAGGGAAGTTGAGGATGATCTGGCGGAACTGGCCAGACTCGTCACGTTCATAGAAGTTGATGTACTGCTTGGTGGATACCACTTGAATGGCCTGGTCGATCAGTTCCATAGCTTCCTTCCAGGTTTGATCCTTGATGTTGTAGCGGCGCAGACGCAGGATGCGATACTTGGCGATCTCGCCTTTCTTATCGACCTGGAAGGCTTCGCTGATGATGGCTCGGAGGTTGACGTTAGAGTCGGCAGACCAGGCTTTCAGGCACTCATCGATCTTCTGCTTGGCGAGTTGGAGTTCGATGCCGAACTGGATGCGCTCCTTGAACCTGATCTCGACCCGGTACTTGCCGTCAAAGCTGTTGAGGACAGCATTGCCCTTCCAGTCGAGTCCGTTCTTTTCGGCTACCTGCTGGAGATACAGCTCCACGTCTTCAAAGAACTGGTTCTTGTCTGCCACCATACGATCATGCAGCTTGATAGCCCGGTTGATGGTCTTGGTTACGATAGCATCCTGCTTGAGAATCTCCGGTCTGATGATCGAAGTAGGGATGCTCTGTCCGTTAGCGTCAACTCTGGTGGGAATGGCCTTCTTAGCCTTGGGGGTCTTGGGGGTGTCCATTAGATGTCTCCTTCTTGGTTGTATTTTTGGCTTTCTTTTCATTCTGTTTGATGTAGTTTTGCAGCATTGCGATCACAGCTCTGCGCTCCTTCTTGTTGAGTAGGTTCCAGTGGGTTTTGGAATAGTGTTGGATGGTAAATTCACGTAGCTGGGACTCGGTCCAGCCTGCAGTCTTCATGAGATAGAACATATACTTGCCCTGACGGTCGAAGCTAAAGATTTGGGGCCTACCATGCTTACGGTACTTGAGCAGGAGTGCCTTCAACTCAGTTAAGCGATCCTCAGGCAAGGCCCGGAGAGACTCGCCATAGCCCAGACCCTTGATGATGAACCTGAAGGCATCGAGTGGCCAATGGAACTTCTTGACCCGGAGGCCATGTATCTGTTGACGTAGTTTTCGTTCTCGCTGTTCCTGAGTCATAGAATGCCCTCGCTCTTTACTTGTGGTTAGTGGTTTGAGTAGTTTTCTTGCGGCGTCTCTGAGG